TTATTCATGTGTTGAATCGACCAGCCCCTGACTTTTGAAGAAATTCATTACATCATTGTACCGGTACTGATCGCCTCCCTTGATGGGGTTAGTGCCAGGGGCAGGATTAGGGAACGGGGTACCTTTTTCACTCCATTCCTTTTTCTTTCGCCAAAAAGTAGTTCGCGATATACCGCCAAGTAAATTCTGAATCACTACTCTTGTGACTAAAATTGGTTCTACTTTTACAACAACATCATTCATAGCTGGCCTCTTATCTCTTTATCAATCCCATCACCTATCTTCCGGTAGCCAGCATCGTAAATAGCAACTGCAACATCTTCAGGTTGATAGCTGTCAGGCAATGCAGATTGAATACTAACGATGTCAGTTATTACCGCGTTCTTGCGTGCTAATTCTTCCTCGTCAAGAATCTCATTGCACAGTCCAACGCACTCATTGCAGATGTTTACTGCGGGGCCAGCGATGATGCGAACCTCGCTTTCAGGCTTATTGCAGAATGAGCACGTAGCTTCTGGCAGCAATTCTTCGACTTTGTACTTAACGAAATCAAGGTTCATGCTGCTTTACTCCCGGTTAAAACATTAGGACTCAGCCACAGGCACTCAAGGCGCTTAACTGAACCTTTCCGCCCGGCCGCCGAGGATTGTTTTTCCTGTTTTTGCCAGCCGGTAAGGATGTCGTTATACATATCTGTGTTGTAGCCGCTAAGCACGACCATCCCCTCAAGCTTGTTGACGGCATCGAGTAGGGTTAGGTGAGCGTCATTGTCCATCTCATGGCGGTAATATTTGGATGAAATAACGCGGGTATCGTGAACATATGGCGGGTCAACAAAATGAAGCGTTGAAATTGTGTCATGGTCTAACATGCATTGGACTGCATCGCGATTTTCTACCAGAACACCTTCGAATCTCTGGCCAACTGCTGCTAAGTTTTCAGGCATCCTTGCCCACAAGTGCTGAGCGGTTGCCGAACTGCGTTTCGTATCCAGTCGAAAACCAGTTGTTCCCTTGGTCGCGCCAGCAGAACCAAATCCCATTGTTGCCCTGATGACTAACTTCCGCGCCTTCTCGACCATCGTTTCTGCTTCGCCGTATGCACCAGTAAATTCATCGCGAGAGTAGGGGGTCAAAATCAATGATTCGATAAGGCATTCACGCAGTGTCATATCTCGCAGAACGAAAAAGAGATTAACCACGTCGCCATCCAAATCGTTATAAACCTCGGCATAGCTTCGCTCTTTTCTCAGTAATACAGACGCAGCGCCGCCGAACGGTTCTACATAGTGCGTGTGAGCCGGAAAGTGGCTAATAACCCAGGGTGCCAATCTGAACTTGCCGCCGTGGTAACGTATTGCGGGGTGTTTAATATCACTCATGCCGCCATCTCCTTTCTGCGCTCATCAATCTCATAATCATCCCGACATCCAGAGTCACAGAACAGACCACGAGCAATCGGCTGGCGACACTCTGAGAAATGGCAATGCCCGGTAAACGTCATTGTTGGCTTGCGATTAGCTATTCCGATTTCAATGTTGAGTAATTCGAGATTTTGGGCTTGGTCTATTTCGTCGCACATTACGCCACCTCGTCATTTACCGGTTCTGATGTGAAATCTTTCAGAGCCTTTTCGCAGGCAAGGCTGACGCGGGTAATATGCTGCTGCATGGCTTGTAATGATTCGATGTCTGATTTCATAACGCCTCGCATAATCAATGCGGTAATAACTTGGCTAAGTTTTGGGTAATAGCCGACAGCCTTTTCATATTCCTGCCCGGCATATTTACTATCTTTGCCAAACACATTTTTCTGACTGAGGGTGAACTGATATTCATCACTCGTAATGACGTAGTTTTCTATTTCTATACGCATAGGGACACTCCAGATAGTGAAATCCGTTTCTGTAGTGAGATGATGGGGTTAAAACGAGTTAGCGATACACTTCGCTGCACATGAGCACAGCGTCGGGCTTGCGCTCTTTAATCAGCGCTGAAATTTGTTGGCATTCGGATTGGGTAGGGTAGATATCTTCGGTAACTGGTAGGGCGTTGCAACTATCGTTAAAGCATGAAGTAATGAGAAGAACAAAACCGATTAGCATTAGTCCTCCGCTGGTTTGGCTGCTGTGAATAACGGCTCATAACTAAAGCCTCTATCTTCCCAATACGGGTCACTCATGGACGGTTCTCGCAGCAAGCAATTGATTGCCACTCCATTCTTGAGCCATAAGTAACCACTTGCAGGCAGCGCTTTCAACTCTGCAAGTTGCTCACGCAGTGATAGCAGTTCGATAGCCATCTCTGTAACTATTAGATTTTGAGTGCCGCCGATATCAGCCGGTACCGGATTCGCAATTTTCTCTAACTGCTCTTTACTCAGCATCTGCATTCCCCTTGTCACCAGTTATTTCATGACAACCGAAATTACAGTTGTTTAAAAATATACCCCTAGCTTCATCATCGATTTCTTCTTGAGTAGCGTTGTCCTCCAATTCAAATGTTTCCCGAATTTCACCATTCACGAATGGGGTTTCAATAACAACCAAAAATTTACGCATCTGCATTACCCTCTACCGTAAAACCGGCTAGTCGTGGTGCAATACACTCGCTAATAAACTCTTTCCCCTCACGCATGCGTTGGTCATGTTCCGCACGCTGTTCTGGTGTCATAGCGACAATTTCAGCCTCGTAATCAGCTCTACGTGATAACGCACGAAACAGCATTGCTATAGGAAGCCCTTTACCAAGGCGAAGACCCGGCTCAAGCAGGACGGGGCAAGGTAGAGTCGCTGGATATTCCCGTGACACCCGCTCGTTTGCCGCTGATAACTCGGCTTTTAAATTATCGATTACCCCGACTAGCGAACCCCCGGCCGGAACTTCAAGTTCCTCAATAAGCTGAAAATAGATATCAGCAGCTGCGCGGGTATTGCTACCTGCTCCAATATGCACTTCACGTAACGCATCACGCTCTTTCTGTGCCGCTGATAACGCTGCTTCTGCTTTCTCTGCGCGGCTCTTCCAGTCGGAAATTGCAGCCATGTGCAATCGGATATCGCCGATGTAAGTTGCTTCCAATTCGCTAACATTTACCGACAATGGATTCAGCTTCTGTGCCGCTTCCAGTTGGGCTACCAGTGCTTCAACGTACTCTTGCGAGTAGACCGGAGCCTCACCAAAAGCCAAATTTGGCGAGATAACCCCAAGGCACCCATCTGCAAGTAAACTAAAACCTTCAAGGCCAACAAAGCCTACCGGCTTGCTCAATTCTTCGATGTTATTCATCAGCTGTTCCTTATGGGCAGCATCGTGGTGAGCCGCCGCAGTAATAACGGCGACCATCAAAATTAACCTCGCCCCATTCTCCGCAGACGCATTCTGCATATTCGACTTCCTCGGCCCGTTTTTTGGCGCGGTTCTGGCTTGCTGATGGCTTGCGGTGTACCCAGCGGTGAGGATAATTAGCGCTGAATACCAGCCACCCTCGATTGCTAATTCGAAGCGTATCGTTATTGAAAATACCAAGCAGCCGCTTAGCTTCACGATTTGATTTCATGGGAACCCCTCAGGCTGTGCGCTTATTCCAAGCGCGTGAAGCCATAGCAAGCTTATCTTTGCCGACCATTTGCGCGGTTTGTGCATCACAACTAAAGCATCGAACTATAGCCGAACGGTCGGGGCAATCCTCTTCGTATTGAGCGAAGGCCTCAACTTGCTTTGAGCCGCAGAATGGGCATGGCTTTAATTCTTTATCAGTATTTTCAGACATAACTATTCCTCAGCAGATTGACTGCCGGTAATGGGGTGGGGGATTAGGCCGCCAGTCCGTTGGCAGCGAGTGACAATTTCAGATTTGAGTTAATCCGCTCAGCAGTCCGTTGCGCTATAAACGGGTTTTTAATGACTTGGTTGTAAGGGGTAATCCATCCGTGGTGCTTGCCTGAATAAACGAGGGTTATATTGCCAACAGTTATGTTGTCGTGAGAGTGGTTCATAGGCTCCCCCACTGGTCACCAAATTTGAACCCTAAAACATCAAGCGCCTCATCCATGGTCTTGATGAACTTGGGTATCTTCAACTCAAAGGCATCTTGGAACTCATTATCTTTGTCGATGATGATTGAGTGCATGTTCTCGCGACGCATGCGTGGGTCATAATTGCTAAACCACCACTGATTACAGCCTGAAACCCACATTGAATACTGCACTTGAGCCATATACTCTTTTTTTACTGCATCTATCCCACCAAGACGAAACTTAATGTACTGAGCTGACGTGTAAGGTGACTTCAACTCCAGTCCTCGCCCATCGCTACACATGCCATCAGGTGAGCATGCGCAGCGCATTGTTTCGTCTTTATAAAAGATGGGGGGAAGCTCAGTAGTGACGTCATTTTCGAACTCGAAAAGTAGTCTTGCCGCCTCTTCGTGTTTTTTCCCCCAGAGAAGTGGCCGCGCTGGTATTTCATCTGGAATTGCACCGGTACAAACTTCGGCGATCAACTCGTTCATGTAGGTTTCTGCCATCCCTGACAGCAAGCCAGCAGCCTTATCCTTGGCTGATTTCGGTTCTGTCAGAATGTCGCCAACTCTTGAAGCTGTAATGCATGCCAACCGGCACATTTTCCACTCGTCGCTTACTTGCCCGATGGCGGAAATGTCAAAGCCAAGCCGCTGTGATGCTATTACGTTGCTAAGCATTTTCAGCCTCCTTGCTATTGGCTAACCGTCGCTCCATGCTGGATATAAGCATTCCTGCTTCTTTGCTAGTAAGCTCAGACTGGTTATTAACTTCACGTCCTGTGAGTGTTTTGCATGCTTTTTTCAGACTGTCGAATGTGGAGTTAACCTCTATGAGGATGGAGTTAATTCTGTCGTTTTGCTCAGTCGTTATTGGAGTGATATCTCGCTCAGGCGACTTTGCATTATCGAAGTTATTTCCCTCTCCGCCCTCCGTGTTCACATAGTTGATAGCCGCATCAAGGCGTTCGGCGCGAGGCCAATACTTACTGGCCCGCTTCACGATGGTCTTCCGTGCCATCTCATCCCAAAAATTCTTCCATGGGCCATTCTTGGCGTTACTTGTGGCTTCTGTTGCTTTTATTTCTGCAAGGCTCATCTCCTCCGTGAGATAGTCGCCCCCCGGAGTTTTGACGGTACAGTAGCCACCAACGACCGTCCCTCTTTCGCCAAAAGCGTTGTATTTATGGGATGGAGCCCTGTCTAGCCCATTAGACTCATACACATCATTGGAGTGAACCAGCTTGCACTGTCCCCATAGAATGGAGCCAGTTGACTGAGCAAGATGAAGAAGCCCCATGTAGCTTATATCAAGACAAACGACACCTTTTCGCGGAACTAAATACGCAAGTTTGCTGGCAGGGTTGAGAGTTATTCCGATAGCTGCCAAGTTAATGATGGCGTTTTGTGCACTGGATGGGTTGCCAACGGCGGTGTTGTAAAGAGTTTCGTTTTTCTGAAATGCCTGAATTGCGAACTGGCTTTCCTTAGCCCATATCACTCCCTGATCCGTTAACGTACTTGAGAATAACGGCTCTTGTTGCTGTACAAATTCAACGATGTTGAAGCTCATTACGCCGCCTCCTCATGCCCGTCAATCATCATTGCTCGCTCGTACTTCGCTGCAATAAGCATTGAGTCCCATAAAAACTGAGATGCCATTTCTTGAAAGTCAGAGTTATTAAGCATTAAGTGAAGTGCCTTTTGGTTTAAGTCGCAGAATCCGACCTGTTTAAATAGCGCCTCAATGTGCTTAATTTTGATTTCGGTATTCAGCTCAGCGGTTCGCGCTTCCAGCGCTTTCTCATCGCGATAATCAAATCCTTTTGTGATTTTATCGAGCGCCATAATTTTGGTGACGTTCATAGCGGATTCCCCTTTGAGCGTAGAAATTCGACTATCTTGTCCAGCAGGCTCTTGCGTGGCGGGGGAGTGAAGCTTGCTGATGTGAGGCGGTAGGCCGGTGAATGCTGAATTTTGGTCAAATAGTTAGTAGAGCAGCCCGATGCGGTCTGCCCAGCAAATGCAAGTTGCATGGGATACTCCGGTTTAATTAGTTGTATTTAGCCCACAGCAAAACACCGACAGTTGTCAGGCTTACTCTGGGGATTGGTGGGGGTGGGGAGGGTTACTTCGTGTTTTCTTTAGAAGATAATCCGTTAATTTCACTGGTTAACTGAGGAATAAATGATTCTTTGTAATTTTTAAGCCGGTCAATCCAGTAGTCCTTGCTGATATCTCCACCATTAATCGCATCACGAAGCTTTTCTGCTAGCTCGTACGGTAGGCTATAAAGCGGGATTATTTCAGCTACTCCTGCTAGCTTCATTCCTGCTGACTGCGGTACTGATAGTGCATAACACTGATGGATAATTGAGCGCGTAATTTTGTATTCACCCATATCTCACCCTCTCGCCTTAATCATCGCGTCTGCCATCAAATAAGATACTTCAGCTACCGTAGCCATTTGCTGTGATGAGCTATCACCGAGTGAATCAAGTGTCTCAGCCTGCCAGGCGTTAGATAAGTAACCATTCATTGCTTTAGCTGCAAAATAATCTCTGAGCGTCATTCCGGGGTCGCAATCCCCGCCGATGTCATTAAACGGAAATGCTAATCCGCCTGTTTTAATTTCATCTGCCATACATCACCTCATCTAGTGGTCTTGCCAAAGGCCCCTAAACAAGAGCCAGTGGTAAGGTCACTCATTAGCGGTCACATAATTACCTCTCCAGTTTTGCGCCTGTTATCCATGGTCAGGCTCCCTATAGAATCTAGTGGTCTTATTGCTGCCACCGGTTAAGTGGCAGGGGTAAGGTCACTGTCTTAATCGTCGACCCACTCAACACAGTTAAGTAACCGGATAGCTTCTTCATCAGTTGGTTCGCGCTTATCAGCATTGCATTCAGTGCAGAACTTCGCCTGTACTGGCTGGCCCATACACCCGCACTCATGACCAGAGCAGCAAGAAATGAACTCTATTCCATCAATGCAGTATCTGTTTTTGCAGGTCTTACTCATCATTCATTCCTCATTTACCCGCCAATAAAAAAGGCCGCGTTATGCGACCCTGATAATTTGAGCTGGGATATTTATCCACGCCCAGCCGTGGTTTCCCTGCTTTCCACAGTCAAAGGAAATTGATATGTTGGTTATTCCACAGTAAAAATAAGGAAATTATTGATGTCTAACAGTAATGCTGATTTAACTCTGTACCCAGTAGACGCTGCCTATCAGGTAGTTCTTGAGATGGCTAAGGCCGGAGCCTTTAACGGTGTTAGTGACCGTGGCGGTGCTTTCGTATCTGCATTCAATAAAATCAAAGACCGTTTTGAAGAAGTGAAAAAAGAAGAGGCTAACAAATAATAAGCTTGGCAAAACCAGCATGAATATTGCTGGCAAGTAGTTCGAGCCGCTCCTTCTGTAACTTAGCGCCATTTTCATCTAATGGCGTTTCTTCCCTACTTGCTGACAACATATATGCATGTATCGCTGCTTCTCTAACGTCTTTTGGAAACTTTTCAAATTCCATTTTCTTACCCCTTAACTATGTGGTGGGCTTCTATAACTATTCTTTGATTTTTATTTCTTTCAAAATCAGAGAAATATCTGGTGGTGAGTCATGAATGAGTTGTTGAAGAAAATCTTCAGCGTCATGGTCTTTTACGTCATCAGCTATGAGGCGAAGCACTAGCTCAAGTGTTGATTTAATCGTCCGATAATAATGAGCTGCTGCAAGCTCTGTAGGTGAGAAATCCCTTGCCCCGATGCTTGAACACAAAGTTTCCATTTTATGGTTGTGCTTATATGCTTTGATTATCAGGTTGATATCTGAATCGGTTATTTGATTTTTAAACTTCTGGTTGTCATCAAAATACACTCTGCCGATAGGCTGCTCACCAATAATTACGGTCATAATAATTTCCCTCCTAAATTAAATACTGCTAGCCCACAATATGAGTTGCTTCTTTGCGAACGTTACGGAAGCCTGCTGCAAACTTAGCCACCTCTGGCAAGCAGATATTGTCCGCGCTTGGCTGCTCACTGCTGCGAACCGGTACCGGCATCGTTGCTTTGTATACCCTCGATGTGCAGCCCTCAGAGAGCTTTGTGAACGCTGCTTCAATTCGGCTTGCCAGCACTCGGTTGGCATCCTTCGCCGCGAAGAATTCACCTGTACGCTTAAATTTGCGTGTCTTTGAATTCTCTTTAGCTGGTTTGATTGTGATCGCTACCATGATTGCCTCCGGTGATTGGCTTTGGTGATGTGGTGGCCGTCTATCTGTAGCCCGGCAGTTTCACCTGAGTGACTTTCTGTGCGTATGCCAGCATTCACCACATCCCAAAGCCAACTTCTCTTTGGTCTCCCAGACTATCCGGGAGAAATCCGTCACGAGGATTGATGAGCATCTCTGCTTTCGTTCCCCGCTTTGTTAATGAGCAGCCTGTCGTCCTGACTGGCGCGGCTGGTAATCCTGTCTGCCGCATCGATGTTTCGTTTCGATGGAATGACTATATGCGCATAACGCAAATGCGTCAAACGCATATTTATAAGTATCATTCGCATATTTGCTATTTATTTGAACTGTAAGCATATTTATTTTTTACCAATATGCAGACATGACCATTCGCACCATCTATCAGGTGTGAAAAGTGTGAGGTGAGTAGTGTTTAAAGCGGGTAGGGTGGTGAGAGTGGCAGATTACAGGCACAAAAAACCCGGCAGCGGGGCCGGGTTAGTGGGGTTAGGGCTTATATTTGAAGGTGGCTGGTGAGTTTGTTTTTGGTATTTTTAGCATCTTTTTGAAAAACATTAGTTCTTTGCCTTTTTTTACATCTTGAGCGCTGTAGTTTAGGTCATACTCTAGCGATACACATTTTTCGTACATCTTTTTTATTTGAGCAATATTGTCATATGAGACTATCCAAGGCGTCTCAATTGTTTGAGTTATTTTTTTTGCCAACTCTTCGTGATTATTATGATTATAATGGTTTTCATATAATCCCTGCCCCTTTTCATAGTATGGGGGGTCTATATAGGTGATGGATTTTTTTGGTAAATTGCTTACTACGTCATCAATGAAAATCATTGCATCTAAATTATAGATTGTTATCTTATTTTTTATATTAGAGATGAATTCTATTCTTTTTACTAGATTTTCCCTGTTAAATCGCTCACTTATCTTCCATCTTCCTTTTTGTTCTTTGCCACCAATCACACCGCCCAGTAAAATACCGGAACGATTTGTTCTATTTAGGAAAAAGGTTGAAAAACCCAAAGTTAACAAATCAAAATTATCTTGGTTGAGCATTATGTATCGTTGATTATTCCACTCATCCATAGTTATATCAGTGTGTTGTATCAGTTTGCAGAGGTGCTCTGTCTCATAAAGAACCGAATACCAAAATGCATATATTGCACGATTTATGTCATTTAAATATACATGAGAAACAAAGTTATCTCTCAAAAGGTTCATGGCTAAGCCAGCACCGCCAGCAAATGGTTCAGCATAATGGCAGCCATTAAAATTATTAGTGTCAATGATACCTTTGAAGTACTGGGTGAGCTTCCCCTTTCCCCCTGGGTATCTAAGTGGTGTATTAAAACGCATGACCTAAAGCTCCATTTTTAATTATAGTTTATCAGTAATAGCCATGCGTGGCCATGGAAATAATTTGTTATTTATCAATGAAGTATGAGTCCACTAAAGTGCTGCTAACATGATGCCCACTCAGTAGAGTAGATTTAAGTGATTTTATCATATCGTTTAAAAAAATACCCACTTCTTCAGGGTGTCTTTTCGCCCAAACTGCATATGGATTAAATTTTATAGCACCTGATATTAGTTTCTCTATTTTTTCATTGGTGTTCAAGTCTTTAAATAAGTCTCGTAAAGCGTTGACTTCTTCATTATTTCTTATTTTATTTTTTATAAATGTCATTAATGATATATTTTCACCTTCGATATTTAATCTATTTATTATTTTTGTTGAAATATCT